GTTACAATTCCTAAACATTTGTTGGGAAGTGCATAGGTTTTGTAATGGAACTGGCAATGCCATATCGGGTGCAATCTGGTGTTGATTCTGGTAAATTGTTCCCTATCGTTTACATTTGAGCATTGTCTATGATCGTTAATAAAACGAGTGCATATTTTTAACAGATTACTCTGTTCCTCCTAGACAAAAGGATTTGGATAGTGCAAGCAAGTGGGGTGAAGATATTGCCCAATGGAATAGCCGTGATTGAAGGAGACACCCATATATCGAAGTGGGTGGAGGAATCTGGGCGGCTGGATCACGATCAATACGCTCTTCCCATTATCCTAGAGCATATAGAGGAGGGGCATCTTGTTGTGGATGCCGGAGCCTTTATCGGGGATCATACTAGGTCATATCTGGATAAAGTGGGTGCTGGGGGCATTGTGATGGCCTTTGAGCCTAATCCAGAGGCTTTTGAATGCCTTGTTTATAACTGCCCAGAGGCAGATACGATCCCCTTTGGCCTTTCTGATGCTTCCACTCCTGCCAGATTGGGAAAGAGAGCCAATGCAGGGGCATCTATGATTGGAGATGAAGGGGAGTTCATCCAGTTGGACAGGCTGGATAATTATGGGCTTAAGCAGTTGGATTTCTTAAAGCTGGATGTGGAGGGGTATGAGATGAATGCTTTGGAGGGTGCTAGAAACACGATTGCTCATTTCCGACCAAAGATGTGGATTGAGATCAATGAATATGCTTTGAACCAGCAGGATTGCTCCCCTAGAGAGATTTATCGTTTCCTAGAGGGGTTCAATTATGAGATTATCCCTTATCCAGAGGATAATATCCCCCAGTACGACATTCTCTGTATTCCTCAATGAGCGTCGATCTCTTTATCAGAACTTACGCAGCGGACTGCGGTTGGCTTGAACTTTGCTTCAAGTCTATCCAGAAGTATGTCACTGGATATTCTAAAATTCACATTGCTGTCCCTGCAAATGACTATCCCCGTCTTCCAGATGTGGGTTCAGCGGAGGTGCATCTAGTACATGATTCCTGTACAGGTTATCTCGCCCAGCAAGTCACCAAGCTCTATTCCGACGAGTATTGCCATGCTGATTTTATCTGCCATGTGGATTCAGATTGCATCTTTAATGTTCCTCTCAATGTTGAGGACTTGATCGTTGACGGGAAGCCCGTTTATCTCGTCGAGGATGGCGTAGAATCGCCTTGGCCTCCCATTATGCGTAAAGCCCTAGGGTGGGATACAAAAACCGATTATATGCGCCGCCATCCGTTTGTATTTCCTCGCCCCCTCTATGCGGAGTTCAGAGCGTGGATGAAGAAAAAACATGAGATGGATCTAAAAGATTATATCGCAAATCAGCCTAGACACGAATTTTCCGAGTTCAACTGCTTCGGGGCTTGGTGCGATAGGTTCAAGCACGATCAGTTTGAATGGAAGCATCCTTATGACTTCCCCACCTACTGCAAGCAATTTTGGTCATATGGAGGGGTAGAAAAGCACAGGCAGGAGATCGAGAAGATCCTTGCAAATTAAAAGGATAGGTTCTAATAAACGCAGATGCCTGCTTCCCCCTCTAGCGAAGATCCCAGCGACGAAGTAAAGCAAGTAATTGGGAAGTTAAGGGCAATAGCTGGAGAGCATTTTGAGGTAGCTCTTATCCTGTTGAGCAGGGAAGAGGATGGTAAAACAGAGTATTACCACACAGTTTTAGGCAATCATTTTGCCGTTAAAGGCATTGCAGAGGCTTATATGGATGGAGAATTTGAGGAGATTGATGGAGATACGGAATGGATGGAAGAGGACTAAACTCCCTTGACTCTGTGTAATAAGGTTAGTAATCAATAGGATACTCATGCCGTCCCTCACCTTTTCACAGGCTAAAACTCTTTTTGCTCCTTACATTACGAGCCAAGGCGCAACTGACCCTGTGGTTGGATCGGCGATTAACTTCGTCAACGAGCGGCTTATCTCTTCTGGACAATGGCGCGGCAATAGGTTTGCCTACAACTTTACTGTGTCGCAGGATGCACAGGGGAACTACTACTTTGATACNGTCCCCGGNATTGANTCTGTTATGNGGGTTATTGCCCTCGATACCACATACATGACTGGAGAGATTGCCGATGTGATGTCTGACTGGTATCCTTGGAATCCGAATGGAATTGGATATATGTCTCCCACCTATGTTGGGGATACGGAGATCATCCGACTTGGTAACAGCCCTGCCTTCCCTCTTCCCTCTGGAGATGGCTCTGGTCACTTCACTTCCGACACCCAGCGTTATCGTGTTATTGGAAAGATCCCCGAGACTCGCACAATGCTTTGTTTGGTTCGCAGGGGATATGTTCCCCTTGTTAACGACACCGATGTTCTTATTCCCTCCAACCGTAACGCCTACCGTTATGGATGCCAAGCATATAACTACGAGAACATCAACGAGTTAGAGAGGGCGCAAGTTTATTGGGACATGGCTTACAAGGCTCTAAATGATGAGAGCATTGCCTTTGAGGAGGGAAGCTCTGAACAGGTTGAGATTCAAATGAAAGCATTTGCCCCCGGCATCATCCAAAACTTAATCTGATATGGCTGAAGAACTAAACTTAAACAATGACCCTTATAGCTGGCAATCTGTTTATTCAAAACCAGAATTTTTGGGTGGATATACTCCAAGCCTTTACCAAAACATTCTTGGTTCAAGCGACATTTCAGAAAATAAGTATCTTCAAAATCCTCAAGACTGGAGTGGCAAAACTGCATTTGAGTACGGCATGGGGAAATCTTCTCCTGCAAGCAATTTTTATTCGTCTGTGTATAGCTTAAAAGATGATATGAATAATTCTGCACAAGGAGCAGAAAAGTCATCAAATGCTTTGATGGACGCACACAAGGCAGTTCTTGATCTTTCGCAGGGTCAATACGCTGGATTTGAGAAAGACATTAGAGGAAATGTGATTGGAGCTACTGGCAAGGAATACAGAGATCCCGAATCGGGCAAGGTCATTGGGAAGACTCCAGATTGGAAAGCTGATACAGGCGGTCTAGGTCGCCCCTACACCCCCGGACTTGATGCGTTCAAGAAGGCTCAAGTAGAGAGCCAGAAGGCATCAGCCGCCGCCGCCTCTACACCAGAGGCAATCAAAGCAGATCAAAATAGGAAGCAATTCCTTGAGTCTCGCTTTGGAGCAGGCAACATTCCTGCATCCGCTTTGACCGCCACTCAACAAACTAGAGCCGCTTCTGGAGCATCTCCCTTTGCGGAAGCTCTAAAGAAGAAGACAGACACTAATCCAACCGTTTAATACTATGCCTGGAACCCCATCTGGAAGATCTATTGTAAGAGAGTTTGGAGTAGGAGGAGGTGGGTATGGAAACATCGGAAATCCATATTCCGCCTCATTTGCGGGAGATCTCGCTGCGTTAAATCTTGGGTGGAAGGCCCAAGAGCAGGAAAGACTTCAGAAAGGATTTGAGCTTTCCGAGGCTAGGGAGTCTAGGGCAGAAGAGCGTCAGAAGATGATGGATGCCTACAATATGGCTAGGCAACAAAGGGAGGATGAGAGGATTGCAATCCAGCAACGCCGAGAGGAGCGAAGGGAGAATTACTCCCTAATGAAAGAAAGAGAGGCAGATAGGAAGGAGTCTGCATATTCTAAAATTGCCATGCTGAATACTCACTCATTAAACTTCCCGCAGGAGTTGAGAGAGACGCTAAAAGACCCAGATGTTACCTTTGCCCTATCAAAATCTGGGGGGAGGGAGATCCTTGCGCTTCAGAAAGAAATGCAACGAGATCATCAAAACTACGCAGATTCTATAAGCTGGAATTTGAAAAATGCCGGACTCCCGTCAAACCCATACGACGAGCGTTATGTAAAAAGAGATAAAGACACGGGGGAGCATATATGGGACAAGGAATTTGATGACTATCTTGCAAGTGGATATAAGCAGCAGGCAGAAAAGCAGGCCGGAAGAGAAAAAGAACTGATAGCGCAAGGTTATGTTAAGCAGCGCATAGTGGATAATGACGGCAAGGAAAAAGAGGTCTGGGGCAAGGCCACAATTAGCCCAGAAGAATCGGCTGCAATGGCGACCAAGGCTGGGCTTGTTCCTGTTGGAATTAACGAAAAAACTGGTGGATACAAATACGGGGTTGACACTCAAACCATAAAGTTTGGATCAGCAACCTCTCAAATTCCTCCAAAGCCAGCAACCGCGCCATCCGCAACGCCTTCTCCAGAACCCCAATCAACCCCCTTGCCTTCCCCAACTCCACAAGCTACAAATGATGTTGCGACCACCCCTGCACCGCTGGACGCCATCTTTAAGTAGCCATGCCATTTGATTCAGATTCACTAGCCAAGGCCAGAAGCCAAGGATACACAGACGATCAGATTTATGACCACTTGGCTCAATCTGATGAAAGATTTCGCGTGGCAAAACAAAATGGGTATTCCCTTGATGATATTGCCTCGCACTTAACAAAAAAAGGAGGTGAACAAACAAATGAACAAGATCAGCCACAAGCCTACTCGCAAAGCAATGCGGAACGAGGAGCCGACCAACAAAACCAGCCTTCCTATGAAGGAGAGCTACAAGCCGATGGTCAATCCAGTCCACGGAACGGGCAAGAGCGTGTCGGGAACATCAACCCCAGTGATTCACAAGCCAAAGAATTGCAGCTGCAAATAAAAGACAGCGAAGGCAATAAATCGGTAAAAGGAGGTGATTTATTTGAAAAAGATGCCAAAGCAGAAGGCCAACGAGTCCAAGATGCCCAAGGGAAAGAAGATGGGCAAGCAGTACGACCAGAAGGCAATGCGCGGAACGAAGCGGAAGTAAAAAGGGGCGGGGTTCTACCCCCCGCCTTAACTGGCCTGTTGCCAGAAACGGCGAAACAGCTTTCTAACCTTGCTCGCGGAGCGGCTAAAGGGGTTTCGGAAATTGGAGATCTAGGTATTGATCTTCTTAAAATGCAATACAACTACGATAGTATTGCAAGCAATGCAAAGCAGGCGGAGGCGATCTTTGGCAAGAATAAATACACCGATGCCATTCTAAACGCGCCAGAAGATGCAAAAAAGATATTTAGAGAGTCCGGCGAAAAAATGGACTTGTCTCCAGAGGAAAAGAAATCTCCTCTAAATGGATTTGTTTTTGGGCTAGGAAAGCTCATTCCAGACATTATGATGGCGGCTGGAACTGAAGGCGGGTCAGCGGTTCCCTCGTTAGCTAAATATGCCATTGAGCCGGTATGGAAAACGATTGGCGAGAAAGCTATTCAAGGAATGAAAGCATTTTCCCCTGCTTCTGTCGTTGCGGCGAATACCGAAATCACAAACAGAAAGGAAAATGGAGCAACGGATTCAGAGGCCCTTGCAGGTGGAATGAAGGCTCTAATTGAAACCGAGGCCGGGGCCGCTCTCCCAATGCAAGTAAGCTCTGCTCTGCCTAATCTATTCCTCCGTGGAGCTAGCAGGGTTCTTCAATCCGTCCCACTAGCTGTTGCCCAAAACGAACTTGCAACAGCGGCATCGAACATGATGTCAACAGAGTCTAAACAGGAGCCGACCATAACCGAGAACATCCTTTCTGGGAACTTCAAGAAAGCGGAGAGTCAACTAGCTCAATCGGCTGGAATGGGGGTAATGGGACTCATGGGAGAAAAGACAGAGGTCGCTCCAGACATAATTCCCAAGGCTCAAACCAGACTTGAGGCGGCGGCATTTAAGACCCCCGAAAAAGTTTACACCGGGGCAAATCATGATGAGGCACTAAAGAATGCCTTGGATGACGGCGCAATAACACAAGAATTTTACGACGCTCATTCTGGCAATGAAAACGCCGAAAAGAGAAATGCAGAAAATTTTGGATTCACTACCAATCAAAAAGATGAAAGTGGGAACCCTGTAATTGCCGATAGGGAGGATGCCTATCACATAGCGAAAGCGTCGAAGCAATCATTAAAGCAAAAGAAAGATGACCACGCTTTTCCAACTGATGATGGGGCAAAACTGCATTCGCATGAAACTGAATTAGATCTTTTTGATGAAAACGGAAAGCCTAGGGTTCCCCCTAATCTAATTAAAGAAAACCCAACCGAAGCTGTATCAAAACATATTCAGAACAAAGTTGGAGATCCAAACTTGCTCAAAGCGGCGGAAACCCCCAAGGCGCAGAATTGGGTGCAACGACAAATTAAGAAGCTAGATCTGTTTAGGGACGACATCAAGAAAATGGGAGTAGTTGATGCTATAAAAAAGAATGCTGCTGATAGGTTTTCTGGCACAGCGGATCAAGCTTCCATTATTGTTGACCTTCTTGATAACCAGTCAATACCAGCACTATCTAGGGCTGGGGTTAAAGAAGAAGCCGCCGCACACGCATATTCTCGCTCATTTATGGAGCCATATGTGGATCATCTTATATCCCAAGTATTCCCCAATAAATACTGGCTTCCGAACGCGCATGAGGAGATAGGGAAAACAATGGATATTATCAACAAGGATAACATCCTTGGAGGTGCTGACACCATTTCGGATGAATACTGGAAAGTGCATGGCGATCTTGAGGAATTAAAATCTCTTTACGAAAAAGGAGAGGCTCCAAGGGGGGCAGCTGGTCAGATGAAAGATATGCAGGAAAAGCTTGATGCCCTTCAGGCTTCCTACAATGAAATCACGGAAGTTCATGACCTAGATAAGTACGAGCAGGAAGTGGAAGCCGCAAAAGGAACGGAAATCGAAAAGGACATCAACAGGTGGAAGCAAATTGTTCACCCGCAGATGGACGAGCTGTTCAAAAAGGTTAACAACCTTTCAGAGATTACCCAGACGGATCGCGGAAGGGTTTTTGGTGCTAGGGTAAACCTTCTTGCCGACTGGGAGGCGCAAAGGATCGCGGAAATGCAGGACTCCGGCAAGCCATTTGAATCAACTCTTTCAGTAGACTATAGAAACCCAGACATTAAGCGAGACAAGCTTAATAGGAAGGCAATCTTTAATGCCACCTATTCAAATGATGTTGAAAAAATTCTTATGAACTCTTTTGCGAGTAGGGTAAATGAGGCAACTAAATTAGATTTTTACAATGCTCTTGTAAGGGAAGGAGTTGCTCAATTTGCAGAAGGCGGTGAGAAAATAGATGAAATTGCAGGGAAGCCAACAGTCAGAATGGAGGCAAAGGTTCCAGTGTACAACGAAAGGACTGGGAAATCAGAGCTTAAGAATAAAAGCCTTTTTGTTCAAAAAGGTCTTTCTAAAGAAATAGAAAACATCCTTCAGATTAAAAAGCCGGAAGAGCCTAATCCATTTGCTAAAGCGGTAACGACTATTCAGCTTAAAGGAATTGCAGACGGCGTAACGCACTTAAAAAGCCTTCACAGTACAATAGCGGGAGCATTGGGTAGAGACTCAATAGGTGAGGACTTGATGAGCAAAATCCCTATCGTGGGAAGCGTGAGTTCGGTTAATGAGCTAATTAAAATAGCTCAAGAGATACACAAAGACACTCCAGAGATTAGAAAGGAAAAAGCTGAAATAGCAAGAATAGCTGGGATTAAGCCTAGTTTTGAAAAGGATCTATCGGACAGGATCGGCAACAAGAGATACACGATGCACGACCTTATTCACGATGCAGATATGGCGGCTCGCATTATTCTAAACAGAAGGTACAAGAACCTTGTTGATCGAGGGTGGGCAAAAGATACAATAGAAGATAGGGCAAATTTCATCAATAGGGTTGGCGAATACAACACTAGAATGATGCCGAGATTCCAAGCCATGCTCAAGAATAGCGGGTGGTCGCCATTCGTTGTCGCGGGAAGAGCAATGGGCAGAAACGCCAGACAGCTTGTTACTGGCGATCCCGGCTTTGAGACAACTTCCGCAAAGGCTCACCTACAAGCTCGCGCTTTGCATATGGCTGGTCTGGCAATGGCTACATTGCTTCCCGCTCTAATAAACTCTGCCACTACTGGAAGTATGCTTGGAAGGGCCGGAACCCCAATCGGAGCAATAGATTTTGGCCCAAACTTTGATACAAACGACGGGAAGCACCGTGTTTTTGATTTATTTCAGCTTATTGGAATACGAAGAGGATTAAGACAGCTTGGGCTTAACGCCATGATTGAAGGCGTTAAAAATGGCGACACTTGGAAAAACATTCAAGATAATGTCATAAATGATGTTAAGGTTTCTTCTCTGCATCCTTTTATCGGGCCTGCGCTAGGGTTTGGAGTACAAGCCGGGACTGGTCAGCGAATTGATCTTCGCTCTGGATATACACAGCCATACACCTCAAGAAAAATAGGTGGGGCTATGCAGTATGTAGAAAATGCAAGAACTGCCCTAAAGCAACAAAACGAGCTTGTTTATTCTATGGGGCCGGGAGCACTTATTGAAGGCGCAATGGGAATGTACAAGGATAAAGACTTCCCGCAGGGCATTCCTCGTCCAGTTGAGCAAAATCAAAGCGAATCATTCCTTAATACGCCCAAAGCACCTGTTGTTGGCGGAGTTGTAAACTCGCTTGCAAACACGGTTTCAGCCGCTCTTGGAGGAAAGCTTAATGTATCTCCGGCGTTAAAACTATCCGCCCAGCTTGGATCAAAACAACAATACGACCCATATGAGGACATACGATATGCCGCTAGGAGCAAGGTAATGAATGCCGTTAGAAATGGTAGGATGAGTGAGGCTAAAGACCTTTACGAGCAAGGATTGAAAGACGGCGTACTAACAAAGGCAGACAATAAGGCTCTCAAGTATCAAATCAAACAACCAGATCTACTTGTTGAAAGAACGGCTCGTCTAAAGACCGCTGAAGATGCCCTTTCTGTATTTAGGGTTGCCACGCCGGAGGAGCAAGATAAGATAGCCGGAATTGTTGTTAAAAAGATAAAGAACTCTTCATCTATAAATCCTCTTAAATACAAGCAAATGGTTGAGGAATTTAAGAAGGTTGCAAAGGCGGAATCAAAAATATACAAAGAGATAAATCCTTACTTAATATGGCTACCTCAAAAGCTCTGAAGCAACCTCCCTTCCCCCATCCTCCCCTAGAGATTGGCGTACCCCAGTATCCAACCCCTCTAGTTCCAGACTTCTATACAAAGAGCGGTCATATCATTCTGGTCGTTAAGGAGAGCGTAGACAAGGGAACATACAACCCACAGCCCCTTGATGGNAGCGTAACCTACACAGGCAGGGATGCTAACAAATGGCCTTCCACTCTCTATCTCGTTTACCAGCGTCCTACTGAAGACAGCGAGTTTGTTTACAACTACTACGCAAATGATCGCACTCTTTCCTCGCAAGATCCTTGGAATTATGGACTGACCTATCAAGACGAGAATCCATCGTATCCTATCATTACTCGTCAGTATATCGTTCCTCGATCTCAATACGCCACAGTAGCTATTGGAACTGCCGACCCTGTGTTTGGTGGCAATGCCGTAATAACGAAGCAGGCTATGGCAGAGCTTGAAGATGGCAACCCTCTTCGCTCTAGGTATGTGATGGTTCAGAGGGTTTATGAAACAATCCCCGGCCCCGTTGTTTCTGGACATCAGTACGACGATTTTCTTAATGAGAACATAACCATCAGCAAGCAGATTATCCCAGCAGGAACATCTGCTCTTGCCTATAGCAATGGTCTTCTTTCATACAAAGATGAGCCAGTTGATTCAACCAAGTCTCAAAGGATCATATCTTCTATTTCATCCCTTCCAGAAAATAGGGTTGAATATAAGACAGCAACTCATTCTTCACCAACATTGGTATTTAGTCTGGCTATTGAATATCAGATATTTAGCACTAATCTCACAGACATTAGATTAAGAATTACTCCTGTTACTACAGCCGCCCAATCAAGGCAAACAATTCAGAGGATAACTACTTCTTTTTCTTATGGTGCGCCCACACCACCAGATCCAACTCAAATATTATCTCCTCAATTAAAAGACATCGCATATACTGGATTTAACATCAATTTTGATCTCGGCGGGGGTCTTTGTGACGCATTAAGTTATGAGGTTCTTACTGGATACAGAGGGGGAGATATTTCACAACCCATTGTCGAGGTGATTGACATTCCAGCCACAGCTATATCTGCAACAACATATAATTCCTATATTGGAACATATAAAATAACTTCCTTTGAGCAGGAATATTGGAAATCTAATATATGGGTTGCAAGGACTGTTGAAACCTACATCATCTAATGGACTACTACGAATCAAGTCCAGTTCCTAAATCTGGGGATACAGCATCTGGAAATGGAGTTGGATATACCAAAATTGGTAATATATCCTCTCTTTCCATTCAATCTACAAGAGGTGGATTTTATATGCCAGATAAAGCACCGCCACCTAGCGGAGGAGGAGCATCTGGGACAACATATACGATTCAAATATGCGTTAATGGCACTCCTATGAACCTTGATGTGTTGGTAGGAGCAGGAACTCAACCTTATCCAATTTCTTAATATGTCTCATGCTTCTATTTTAGATCCTATTAAATGCCTTCCATTAGCAACTGAATGGGATGGTGAAACTTATGGGACTTATGGGCCATCCAGCCCCTCTGGTGGGCCTGTATATGGAATAGGAACTGGAGCTATTCCAATAACAAAAGAACAATTTTATTACTGGGCATTAAAAGTAAAATTGGTTTCTTGTTATTCAAAAGCAACATTTCTAGACTATTCTAGCGGTCACGATGTTACCGATGAAAAAAAATTCCCCTGCACAATCGGAGGTTGTGCATACTCTATTGACTATGTACAAGATGCAAGTTTCCCAGTTGGAGTAAATAGTTCCGTTTTTGCCTATGGTTGGAGTCCATCTTACGCATCTTCTGAAGGTGGAACTGATTTTGTTGTGCAACCTCAAACTGGATTTCACGATAAATTTGGAAGCAATAAAGAAGCTGGATATGCTTGCGGAACGGCAGGAGGTGAATCGCCAGTAGCAAGATGGACTCAAGCCGCCGTTCCTTGGTATGGAGTTTGTGGCGGGATGAATGATTATTTTGCTGGAGGTTATTCACCAACATATTCTAATTTCACAGATGCCAATTCAACGCCCATTAACTATACATCCGAAGTATTAAATAGTCTTGTTGTAACAAATAATTATTATACAATAACGCAGCAGTTTTCTGCTGGTGTGTTCTGTATTGATTCATCTGGTCAAATCTATATTATCCCATATTTTAGCTATGAGGGGCAATATCCAGATCCTTTATTATGCACCTCGTACAAGGTGGATTCTTCAACAGCATCGTTGGGGACTTTAACATTGGGAGATCTTGGTTCGATTGATGTTTGGAACTGGTATGGAGGCACAGATGGTTCAATTCAAATCACTATCAATGTTGAACAAGAATGGTCTTATAGTGCTTGACAACCCCATAGCGTTTGATTAAAACGCTCCTACTGAAATGATCGTCGCAATATCCTACCACCAAGGGGATCTTCCCCTAATGACTCGATGGGCTAACCATGTTGTAAAGCTCGGCCCTTATATCAACCATCAGCTTGTACTGCTTCCTGTACATGGCGTTTCTACTGACAAGATCGCAAACATCCTGTCTGGAAGTTTCAGCAATGTATCGGTTGAGAAATGCCATCATACGGAGATGGGGTGGCCTATCTCATGCAACAAAGCATTTGAGACGATGGCATGGGCAGCTTTCCAGAAATATAAGGCTCCCTTCCTTTGGATGGAACCAGATGCTATTCCCATCAAGCAGGGATGGCTTAACGAGATTGAGATTGAGTATCGTTCGATGAATCGTCCATTCATGGGGGACTTTGTGGAGATCCAAGGAGTGATGCCCAATGGAGTTAACCACATGAGTGGGATTGCCGTTTACCCTCCCGACCTCCCACGACTAGCTCCTACCATCTTCAACAACGACAGGCTTGCTTGGGATATTGCTTCTGGCAACCAAGTGATTCGCCAGATGGCTAGGACTGGTCTTATCCAGCATGACTGGGTTCCTACGGAGAAATGGCGTAGGGATAAGGTGGATGCCTCTTGCGTCAAGGAAGGTGCTGTTGTATACCATCCCGATAAGTTGGGTGTTCTTTTTAACGATGGTTTATCTCCGAATGGTACGCAGGGAGATCCTGCGGCGGGTGTTGCTTTGGTTGAGCAAAGTCCTCATGAAACAAAGGTTAAACCAGTTATTTGCAAAAGCGAGGTTCCTGTAGATACCATTGACGCTGCAATCAATTATGCAAAAGCCAGCACCAAAAACAAAAAAGCCTTCCTCGCAAGACTCGTCGAAGAAGGAATCCTCAAAGCCCCCAAAGCCAAGAAAGTCAAGCGCACTAGAACTAAAGTTCGCGGCTCTGTGGAAGTCGATACAGGGGCAGGAGCTAGTTGAGGAGCATAGGTTCCATCCTGTAAGGAAGTGGAGGCTGGATTTCTCTAGCCTAGAATCCAAGGTGGGAATAGAAATCCAAGGTGGAATCTGGAATGGCGGCAGACATGGTCGAGGCTATGGAATCGCTCAAGACAATGAAAAGTCCAACGAGGCAATATTTTGCGGCTGGGTGATAATAAAACTTGCAGGCAATGCCATCACGCTAGACAATCTTCAAAAGATAAAACAGCTTATCAATGAGAGATCATCTCACCATAAAGCAGATTGAGCATAGGGAATATTTGAAATCCCCTCTTTGGAGGTCAATAAGATCAAAGGCAATAGCCCATTACGGAGAAGTTTGCGGAAGGTGCGGAGAACATGGTTCAGATGTCCATCACCTCACATATGAAAGGGTTGGAGGAAATGAGCTTTTAGAGGATCTTCAAGTTCTTTGCAGGGGATGCCATGAGGCTGTTCATATAGCAGAAAGAAAAACCAGACACCAAAAAACAAAAAGGAGGGGATGTACCGCAGAAGCCCTTTACTCAATGTTGACAGACCAACACAAGAGGCAGATTGAATTAAAATATGGAGGGAATGCTTATTCTATATTAACTTCCCCTTCTAAAGAGGGTTGGAACGCAAGAAAGACGGCAAGAAGGTTTGTTGGTATTCATTTTATTGTGGGAAATCTTGATTCATCTAACCCCGTGTACAAAAAGCAATCAAACTCAATTAATCAATTTTATTACAGGCAGGAGTACAAATCTCTAAAAGAGAGTGGATTGCTAAATAAAGAAACCGCAAGAGAATTAAGAAACAAATACTTTTCCCGTTGACTTAATGTAGAACTGCGTGATAGAAGCGCAACTAGCCGAAACCAGTCTTACTGGCGAAAGGGTGGCCACCTTTCAAAGCCGAAACCAGTCTTACTGGCGAGGGGTTGGCTACCTTTCAGAAACAATGTTATCCGATGCAATTGCGCTGGATGACAACACACGCATTTTCGTGCTTGCGCCCGATCATGCACAACTAACAAAACTTAATTACATATTATATGGCTTCTATTTCTTGCAGTACAGTAAATGACCTTTTTAGCAGAGAAACAAATCGTTTCTCCGTCGATGTTTGGGAGCGTTACTCCGTCGACGGCCCTTGGGGTCGTCTCACTCGCGTTGGCAAATTCCCGCAGGGAATGGGTACTACCTTGACCGAAATCACGGTTGAGCGAGTCCTTTCCGGCAGCTTTGAAAACAGCTGGGCAAATGTTGGCACTTCTGGTGATGGCATCGCCGATGGCAATGTCTCCAATGGTTGCGTTCCTTCCCCTACGAATCTGTCCTTCGGTCAGACCTATCGTACTTGGAACCTCCAGACCCAGAGCTACCAGACCCCTTGCATCTGCTTGGACGATCTGAAGACCTCCTTCCAGATTGAGTCCCAGATTGCCAAGACCGTCGAGCAGCTCACCCAGCTCACCAAGACTGTTCTTGATAACCGTCGTCGTTCTGCCTACCTCCAGATCACCAATAAGATCCAGAGCGGCTACAACACGGAGTACACCTTCAACAGCAACTCCAGCATCCCCTCCACCGCAAGTGGTGGCGATCTGAACTACTGCGTCAATGGCACTTCGGTTGGCCTCCCCGCCCCGACTTACCAGCTCTCGCAGGATCAGCTCGATGAGCTTCGTGTCGTCCTCATCCGTGATGGTGCTGGACACAACGCTCTTGGTAAGGAGAATGGTGCGCCTGTCCTCGGACTCGTTACCTCCCCCGAAACCAGCCGTCAGCTCCTCCGTAACAACAGCGATCTCCGACAGGACATCCGCTATGCTACGCCCAGCGAGCTTATCGCTCCCCTCGGTGTGGATCGTAGCTTCCAAGGCTACTACCACCTCGTCGATATGGAGGTTCCCCGCTTCACCTACAGCACCCCTAGCTACAACAGCTCTGGAGTTCTGGTCAGCGGTGGATGGACGCAGATCTATCCTTTCGTGTCCACAAGCACGAACAAGGGTCTGCGCTGGGATCACAATCCCGCCTACGATGTCGCTCCTTACGAGGCAGCGTTCATCTTCCACCCCGATGTGTATGAGGAAGCAGT